GTGCGCAACAGAAGATCCAGAGCTCTGCCGACGAGAGCGCCAAAAGTGTAGGCAGTCTGCTCCAGGCGGCTCGGACGAGAAGCGTCCAACAGCTCTTGCATGGTGCAACTGCCTTCACGAATGCGCTGGCTTGCCATAAGGCACTCCAGCTCAGTTGGCAGCCTGCCGCGCTCCACAAAGCGTGCATGAGAAAACGCCAGGTGGATCAACAGCGCGTCGACGGAAAAAACGTTGCTCGCCTCGTCTGCTTCCTTCTCACACTGGTAAGCGTACCAGAGGAGGTTAACCATCGGGGCGTGCTGCGGGTCAAAATTGTCCAGCAGCGTCTCGTAGACCTCAGCCTGCTTATCAGGGGAGGCAGTCTTCAGCCACTTACGAGCTCTGTCCAATCGTTTCTGGAACAGAGGCTCCTTATCGTGGCTGCTCTTTCCCCACCTGCCAATCAGGCTCACGGTGAGGTCCTCGGCCGGCTCATGCACAACGGCGGGACCGTAAATGCCTGCCTGTGTCTCCACTTCACCGTAATCAGTGCTGACACAGTCAGTGTCGCCTGCGAGGGTAGGTGCGGGAGAAGAACTCTCACTGGCACCTTCCGGGACGACATCACTGGGCTTCTCCTGCTCACGGCGGAAGCCATCAGCCAGGGCTTGCAAAGCCCTGAGTGAGGCCTCGTACCTGGCTGCGTTGGACCGAATTCGGTCAGCGCAGGACCTAATGTGGTCCTCCAGCGAGATGGGCTCACCAACGCGCTGGCCGCTGACGTAGTCGTACTTGTAGACCTCCCACATGTAAAATGGGAAAGCCCCCAAGCCTTCTCCGCCGCGACACGCTTCCTCCTCTGCCGCCGACAGCTCCGGGTCCAGCCGCCCATTGGCGTCCTTGTACTGGTCCTTAAGAACCAGTTCGCAGCCGTGCGTGATGCGACGAGCTAACGCCTCAGGATTGGTGAGAACATCCTCGGCAAAACTGACGTTAGCCAGGTTTGTTGTTCCGACGATGAGCTTGGAAGTGAAGTAGATCTTGCCCTTGCTCTCAAGCGTAGCCATGTTGAGCGGGCACGACCAAATGTTCATGAGGCGGATGAGTGAGACGTAGTCGTTCTCCTTGTCCTGCTTGTCAGGCCTGGGCGCTCCGAAGTCGTCCAGCACAAGGCACGCCTGACCGACGTAGCCTTCGTAGTACTGGGAATTGCCCATGGAAATGACCTGAGCCGCGACCTCTGAAACTCCTGCAGTACGCAGAGAGTCGTCAGAAAGCCGCAAAATGGCATGTGCGACGGCGTTGGTCACCGACGTCTTGCCAATGCCGGACAAGCCACGCATCAAAAGGAACACTGGCTCCTGTCGCAAGTTTTTGGCAGATATACTGCCAGCCAGAGGAGTCAGAATGCGCGACACGGAAATACGCATGCGCTGCAGCTCAGCCTCGACTGGCGTACCACCGTAGACTTGCTTCAAGTCTGACAAATCTCTG